CTATCAGGTTACCTGTAAGACAGATGAGATGGGTGTAGCGGGGACAATGGACTTGTTACTTGATGATACTATAGTGGACATTAAATGTGCTAATAAGATCAGCCCGAACCATTGGTTACAGGTTAATATGTATAACTATATGTGGTCTTCTATGCATGGGATAGGGAAGATAGGTGTGTTGAAGGTTCCAAAGGTAGGGATACTGCGTCTAGACAAGCTCACCTCGGAGTATACTTATGAGGTTCAGCCTTATGATTATAAGATGGTGATGATATATGGTGGGTTGTTGAAATACTACAGATATGTAAAGGGGGTGGGATGATGGGAGGATTTGGTATAGACCCAAACAGTAAGACCAAGATAACAATAATGTTGTCAGCTAATATAATGTTATCCCTAGAAGGTAGTAAGCATTATTCTATTGATGACTTATATTCTATAGCTGCAAGAAGAATACGAGAAGGCAATATTGAGCGTTGTGGTGTAGGAGATGTAATGTCTCCAGCAAGAGTAATTATATCTATAGATGAAGATGGGAGGTAAGAGTGAAGCCAGATAAAGATATGAGTCTAGATTTCTATGGTGTAGTGCATAGATTGAGAGATTTAAAGACAGTTAATGAGCGTGGAGTAGCAATACTATGTAGTCGTATAGGGATAACTTTAGGAGATAAACCACATACACTACAAGAGGTAGGTAAGAAGTTTGATATCTCCCGTGAAAGGGTCAGACAGGTTGAAGGTAAAGCATTAAGAATGTTTAGACATCCAGTAAGATTAAAAGGTAGGGGGTATAATGAAGTTACCAACAGAGAAGAGTAAGATAGATATGAGATTCACTAGCCAGAAATTTGGTATCATTGGTGCTAGTGGAATAGGCAAGTCAGAGTTCTTTGCTCAGGAGGACAAGGCTCTGTTTATTGAGACAGAAGCAGGGCTGAATTTCCTTGAAGTCTTCAAGGTACCCGTAAGATCTTGGGATGAGTTAAGAGAAGTCTATGGTAACCTCAAGCAACTACATAACGAAGGCAAGATGCCTTATACTATGATAGTTATTGATACTATAGACAGGCTCGTTGACTTAGCTGAAGACGAGATTGTTAGTAAAGGTAAGAATTTCTACAAGGGTGTAGAGATAAACACTATTGGTGAAATTCCAAACGGAGGAGGGTGGAGCAAGACAAGGGAGTTGATAGGCAACTTCTTTAATAAACTAGAAGAGTTAGATTGTGCGATAGCTTTCATAGGGCATCTATCAATCAAGAGAGTGGAAGAGGGGGTGCGAAAATATGATAGGAAGACCATCAGTCTTTGGGCTGGTGTAGGTAATGATATGTTGGCTAGGGCTGACCATATTCTGCATGTTGATAGCCAGTTGATAGGTGATAGCTTGAGTAGGACGGTGTATACACAGCCTACACAGAGTCGTGAAGCCAAGTCAAGAGGTGCTGTTATACCTAATGGTATGAAGTGGGGTAAAGATGCAAATGAAAACTGGACTGAGTTCAGGAAATTATTTAACTAAGAAAGTGGGGTTGATTATGAACGACATATTAAAGACATTGATGGATGAGGGTTTCACACCAATTGAAAACATGGATGAGAGTACAGGGTTTCAGCCTATTACAGGGAAGTATGTGTGTAGGATTGATAGTGCTGGGAGAAAGATTGGTGAGGCGAAAGCGACTGGGAATCCGTATGATTTCAGGGTGTTAAAGTTACAGGTCAGTGAGATCATTGATGGGGATAAGGCGACTAACAGGTTTATTGATATGACATATAAGTCTGATGCGGTTGGCTTGAAGAAACTGATGAATGATATGTTTACAGCGGGGATAACCTTGGAGGCGAAGAGTGATGCTGAGTTAGATGTTGCGTTAGAAGGTCTGAAGGATAAACTGGTTAATGTTAGGTGTTGGGTATGGGTCCCAGATAAAGACCGAAACAATAATCCTATTCCTGAAGGAGACAGGAAAGGTCGGCAGCAAGTTAAGATAGTTAAGGAACATGGTAAAGGGAAGGCTTCTACAGGAGGCAATTCAGTACCCTTTTAAGTAGTTGAATGATACTGCCCTGATAGCTCAATGGTAGAGCGATACACTTGTAATGTATAGGTTGCGGGTTCAAGTCCTGCTCAGGGCTAATTATCTGGTGGCTCCAGCCGTTGAACAACCTCAGCGGTTGAGGTGCCAGCTACCAATGTTTTAAGGGAACTCTTTATGTTATAAGCAAGGGTTTTTTGACCAATGTTGCGAAGTGCAGTAGCTGTGAACGATTAGTGAAGCTCTTATGTGTATGCGTAGGATTGAGTGAGCACGCAGTCGAACGAAATACCAATGGTGAAAGGAAACCATGAAGATCTTAGAAGATGTACAGGAGAAGAAACCCTTTGATTTTAGTAACTGTCCCTATGTAACCCAGACCTTTAAGACCAAGTTAGATGTAGGTGATTACATGTGTATCCTTGAAGATGGATTCTTCCCTAAGATAAGCTTTGAAAGGAAGAGTATCAATGATTTATATGGCACCATGGGTGGAGGGTACCCTAGATTTAAAAGAGAGCTTCTACGTGCCAAAGAACTCCAAATAAGGCTATTCCTGATAATAGAGGGTAGCATGACAAAGGTAGCTAAAGGACACAACCGTTCAGCTATGTCAGGTGAGACAATGATAAAGAAGTTAATGACCTTGTGGATACGATACGACCTCTATCCAATCTTCTGTAAAGATAGGGCTGAGGCTGTGCAATACATATATAGTTTCTTCTGTAGTATAGGATGGAATAAAGCTAAGACTAAATAGACAGACCAACAGGATAAGCGGGGGTTGAATGGCAGCTACAAGAACATACCGAGGTGAAGAGATATTCCAGTTAAGTGATACAAAACTAGAAGCAATAGTAGAAGGACTCCTATACGAAAACGACACAATGATGATTGTTGCTCCACCGAAGATGAGCAAGACAGTGTTCTCTGTCCAGCTAGCCTGCAACATATCATCTGGCACACCATTCCTTGGCATCCTAGACATTCCGAAACCTTGCCGTGTACTATACATCGCTACAGAAATGAAAGATGAAGAACTTAAGGACAGGTTTATCCGTACAGCTAAACACGTAACAACTGTCCCGGACAACCTAATCCTTGTCTGCACTAAAGGGTCAGCATTCAAACTTAACACCCAGATGGGTCACACACTAATGGATATACTTATACAGGATATCCGTGCTAACCCACCAAAGGTGATATTCATTGACTCTGTATATAAAGCTTTTCATGGTAGCCTCAAAGATGACGATAGTGTGAATGAATTCCTCACAGAAGTTGATCGTATTTCCGCAGAGTTTGATGCGGCAGTTGTCCTTGTCCACCACTTGAAGAAAGCTTCTCGAGACATGTACAACAATGAACATAGAGCTAGTGATGCAGATACATATGGGTCTCAGTTCCTACTCGGTGCAGTAGACCAGGTAGTAAGACTAGAAAAGATAATCAAGGAAGATGCACCAATGGATCGCTACATCCAGTGTGATACACAAAGGACTGGCAACATCATCACCAACACTAGGATTAGACTCCACCAACCAGACCCTCTATACTTCCATCTAGTAGACAATTACGCTACAGAGAAACAAGACCTGATGAACCTGATAAAGGAAACCGGGAAACCAATGTCAGTTGTAGAAATGATGACAGAGATGGGGTTCAGCCGATCAAAGATATACCATATACTTAAAGAGATTGATGAGCAGATTGTTAAGACAGGATCTAAGACAAAATACTATGGGTTGAAAGGAGAATAATATGCATTGGTTAATATATGTAATGTTAGGGCTAGGTATAATAGGATTGATATTACAAAATGATACTATGTCCAGTATTCTAGCATGTATACTTGTATACTCAATTGTATACCTAGCACCTATGATACTATTTGTTGCCTTTATCCGTAGCTTTTGATGTTACAAGCTGTCGTAATATTTTCCCTGCTGTAGCAGGAGGGATAGCTTGATTAATCAATTTCTTTGTAGTCCTTCCAGCAAGGATACCACCTTTTATAACATTAGAACTTACTATAGGAGATAACCCTACAGCTAAAGGCAATCCACCTCCACCTAATGCTCCAAGTGTTCCTCCAGCAGCACCACCACCAATAGCTCCTACTGCACTTAACGCACTCATCTGTTGCATTAAAGCTATAGGTGAAGACCATCTACTCATACTAACAAATGGTTGTCTCAATGAAAGTTGTCCTTCAAGAAAATCTTTAGTCTTCTTTAGATCCTGTATCATTGCAGTGTATTGTTTATCCGCATTAAGAGTAAAGTCTTTAAGTTCTTTAGATAACCTTGTGCTCTCTTCAAATCTTAACTTATTTTGATTGGCTCTCAACTCACGCATAGATGTTTTGGATGCTTTCTCTAATGCAACCTTTTCCTGCTCAACCCTCTTGGTAAGATTATCTACTATATCCTTTTGTGTAGCCTCAATCTTTTTAGTAGGTCGTATAACCTCTTCCACTTTAGGTAGTATTCTATCCTGAGGTTTTAATGCTGAGTCAGCCTTCTTCATCAACCTTAACGCTACAGGATCATCGCCTTTCTTTAATGCATTGATAGCCTTGTTTACATTAGGCTGCCAAACACCTTGTGAATCCTTTTTAAAATACTGTGCTAATGCTTCTTCATACTTAGGTAGATATGTAGAGAATTCTTTATTGGCTGTTGCAAGTTCTTTAAGGCTAGTTGCTACTTGAGGATTCTCTCCAACTATTTTAGCTGGGTTAACCGCATCAGATAACTTACCAAAGAATGTACCAGTAGAGTTCTTGCCAGCACCAAATGCTGCACTAGCTCTTTCCTTTAAATTTGTCTTGAGACTCTGTAGATACTCAAGGTTGATGCTTCCACTTTCACCCATCTCTTCAAACTGTTTCTGCACCTTTGTGAATAAATCCCCGGCAGTTTTATCTCCAGCAACATCTATAGGTTGAAAGCTAACCTCTGATACACCTTTCTTGGTTACCTCAGTAGCTTTAAATGGAGAGAAATCTTTTACTACTTTGTTAAATCTTTCAGCTACAGCTGATGTCTTAACACCAGCATTAGGGTTCTTCTCTGATATATTTCTTATAGCTGTACCTACTCTATCTCCAGCTTCTTTTTCTAATGACTGAAACTGTACCAATGCATCATCAAACACCTCAACAGTTCTGGCAACAATAGTATTGTTACTATCAGTAATTGCCTTTGTTGCATTTTGTCCAGCTTCTTTAATGCTAATCCCAGAACCACTTTTAAGTGATTCTTTAACAACACCTAAACTTTCTTGTAATTCTAATTCTGCACTCTTTAGATTTACTTTAAATGCTTGTTTCTCTGCATTTTGTTTAAATACAAATGCATCTTTTTCCATGCTATACTTCAAATCTATTTCCATTTTAGCATTATCAAAATCCTGCTTAATAGTTTTAGGTGTTTTTACCTTGCCTCTAGGATTAAGGTTATACTTACTTGGGTTTCTAACAAAGTCTGATGCGAGTTCAGCATCACCTGTTATAGCTTTAACATACATTCTTGCGGTTTTCTTACCAAAGTTCTTTAATAGACTCAACCCCTTACCAGCTAATGAAAATCCCATAGAGAATGCAGCACCTTCAGCTGCACCTTCACCAAATGATGCCATTGTATTCTCTTCACCAAATGACTTAACACCATTAACTAAAGCAAATGTTGCTGCTTCTGATAACTGTTCAGCCTTAGCTAACTTCAATAGTTTAGGTACCTGTGCTACGCCTAACGCTCCCTCTGCCGCTGCAAACTCACTATATATTGCTGGTGCTTGACCCATTAAATCATATACACCTTTAAGGATAGATGGCATTTCTGTTGGTGGCAATGAAGCTGCTTGCTGTCTTTGATCTTCTGCAAGTTTACCCATATAGTCAGATGCAATACCAAATACTCCAGTATTTTTTACTATAGGTATTTGATTAACTAACCCAGCTACAGCACCAAGTGATTCATTTAGTTCGGCTGCACCTGTATGAAATCCTCTAGCAAACTCTGTCATGGGTGCAAGTACAGCATCTACAGCAACTCGTTCAGCAGTTTGTCCTATTGCACTTTGTCCAAACACTCCACTAAATTCATCTTCAAGAGTTTCAGGTGCTACGGTTAACTCACTTTGAAATGTATCTGCTTGAGGTTGTCCGGCTTGTACTGTAGTTTCCTCACCTCTACGCTTCTCAAACCCAGCTATTTGCTCAGTACTAAACCCACCTGATCTTGCTTTCTGAAATTGTTCTTGGGATAGAGGCATTATTGTCCTCCTATAAGTTTAAGATATTCCTGATACTCTGTGTCTTGTTCCTTGTTTAACTTATCTTCTTTACTCACACCAGATTTCTTTACCTGTGGTAACTCATCCATAAATGTTCTATACTTTTTCACATCTCTTCCAGTCTTTTCTTTCCAGTCAAGCATTATATTAAAATCATCTTTAGTACCCTCCATAGTATTTCTTATTGTGTCAAAGAACACACCAGGATTATCTGTTAATCCAGCTACAAGAGTTCTTAACCGTTCTATTTCCTTATCAGATGCCTGCGCTCCTGTAACTCTAATACGATACTTTTGAAAGGCTTGTTCTAGCATCTTTGCTATTGGTTCAAGTCTTTCATTACCTTTCATTCTTCGTGCAAGTTTTGACCATGCTGGTACAGAAGTGAATCCTAACTTTTTCATTAAAGGATTTGTTTCTTCTTCCATCTCTACATCAAATAACTTCTCACCTTCTTTAATGCCAAGATCTTCCATCTTGTTTATTACACGACCCCAAGAGTTAAGTTCTTCAGACATAATCTGTATCTTCTGTTGTTCTGTTGGACTAAACTTTCCTTCAGATATCATTCTATTATAAGCCTGATCACTCATGATGTTAGCCTTACCACCATCTTTACTCTTGTTTGCACGACCCTGCATCATTAATGATTCTAGATTAAGTCCTGTTTCTTGTTGATACACATCTTGTTCGGCTAAATCTATTGTTCCACCAAAGTCTTTAATATTATCAACTTTCTCTTGTCTAAGTCTACGATCTGAATCTAACCTGCGTCTTGATTCTGTTTGCTGTTCAAACTGTTGTTCAGCAGGTGCTTGCTGTATGTCAATCAAACTCTTTAGTTGCTTAATTGCTTTATCTCTACCTATAGCCTCAGTTCTAGGAGCATTAGGATTATATTCTCCTCCACCTAATTTATTAAATAATGCTGGAAGTATACCAACACTGCTACCTTTAATTGGAGTTTGAGATTGAGAGAGTAAATCTATACCTTTGCTTAGTTCTTGTGGACTAATCCCTTTATTGATACTTCCCATCAAATCACTTAGTACCTGATTAGGGTCTTGTCCCTGATCTAGTTTCTGAGAAGTAATCTCAGCAGTTTTCTTTTCCATGCTCTTAACCGCTGCTTCTAGTATACGTTCATTTGCAGTTGGTATAGGCTTCTGTTCATTTTGTATTTGCTCTGCCATTAGTTTTCTCCTGTAATTCCTGTTGATTATTTACCAAAGAATTCTCCACCAGCAGCACCACCAAATCCTTGACTAAATCCACTGATAGCTGGTGTTAGATAATCATTAGGTCTTGTAGTTAAACTTGATCCTGAACCAAACTGGTTTCCACTACCAAACCCAGTAGTTGTTATAGGTCTTAACCCAGCCAGTGTTTGACTTAATGCTCCTTGCTGTCCTAACGCACCACCTTGCATCTGTGCTTGTCCACCAAGACCTAGACCAGCCCACTGTAAAGCATTCTGTGAGTTAAATTGTGCAACATTCCTACGTATATCCCCGGCTGTTCTACCAGCTAATGCAGCTGCTACACCACTATCTAGTATACCTTGACCTTGAAATCCAGCACCTAAGTCTGATACTGCTTGCTGTGATATATCTCCAGCCATCTCATCTGTGATACCACCAATAGCACTGGCAAATGGATCCGCTAATCCTTCTCCACCCTTAAATATACCACTGGCAAATGCACCTAATTCCTTGTTTAGTGCTGTTTGTCCAGGAGTTAATTCTCTTAACTGTTGAAGCTGTATCTGCTTTAACTCCTCATCAGCTGGTGTTGTAGTAGGTGTTACCGTTTGACTACTAGCCTGCTGTTGTTGCTGGGTATTCTGTTGCTGGGTTTCTTCCGTTGATTCACCGCACATAACTAACCTCCAATCTCTTTAAAGTAATAGAATGCTTTATCATCTTCCGTATCCTTCTTGTAGCCAAACTTCTGAGCTAACACGCTCATGAGTCTATTGTTCTTGTTTATATATGCAAAGGTTGTATTGTAGCCTAACAGTTTAAGATAATCCTCTGCCTGCTCCATTAGTTCTACTGCAACCTTGCTCCTCTTGACATCATCGCCTAGTAATATGTGTATGAAGCGAGGGATTAACAACCCTTTAGCGAACGGTGTATCATCAAGCCTGAACACATTAACAAACTTTAGGTTCCCCTTAGACTTTGCGGTGAAGATGAAAGGTGCGTCATAACCAAATGCTTCGGTTAGTTTGACCCCTGAAACAAAGTCTATTAGTTCTTGTGTCTTACCATTCTTGTGTAGTTTAACTTTCATTTAGTAATACTCCACTACTTTCCATGCGACTTTACGAATACCAGCATTATCTACTAAATCAACTGTAACAGTTGTTGAATCTGTAAGTGTTACTGCACCTGTATAATTAGCTGTACCGCATCCGGTCCATTCTAAAGTAGTCTTTGCAGGTACCACAGCAGTAATAGTTGTACCTAAGCTTGATGTACCACTACCTAAAGCAGTCACTCCATTATATGTTGATTTAACTAACATGTTATCTCCTCCTATTGAATATGTTCTACTACTTCCCAACTTACTTTTCTTGTGTCACTATTATCTACTAAATCTATAGTAACAGTTGTTGAATTAGTTAATGTTACTGCACCTGTATAGGTAGCTGTCGCACATCCTAACCATTTAACTTCACTATTTGCTGGAACAACAGCATTAATTGTTATAGGCATACTTGAAGTACCACTAAGCAAAGATGCCACACCTCTTTGTACTGATACAGTATCGTTAAGCTTTAATGTATTAGTCCCATTATATAAGTTAAGATATGTACCGTCATACCATACCCCACCATCAGTAGGTGAAGAAGGTGTTGGGTCACCAGTGAATATGATGTGTTCTCCGCCAGCTGTCCCTGATGCACAGGCTATACTCATCGCCTCATTAGCTGCATCTTGAGTTATCTTTAAAGGTATGGCTCCTACAGCCGCTGTATTATCATTCTTAATAGACACAAGATCTCTTGCTGAAGTATCAGTAGAGTTAGATATCATGTCTAGCATAGAACCTGTAGTTAAACTATTAGCTGTTACATCTATTGCATCATCTGTTGTTGCACTAGAGGTGAAGTTTACATCTCCTGTGAATGCTACATCATCTGATAGGGATAGTTTGCTTAATGCTATCGCCGCATTAGACGCAACATTAGCATTAGAGATGTTTCCATTATAAGAGTTATAGATTGTATTGAAATTAGCGTTATGTTCAGACGCAACAATAACTGCACCAGCTGAAAATGTGTTGTCCTTCGTGATAAGTCCCATACTATTTCTCCTTATCTTTCTTGTTATCCTTCTTATCTTCTTTCTTCTTGCTTTTTATCTTCATCTTAGAATACTTGTCTTGATAAGCCTTCTTCTCTTCTTTACTCCATCTATGTGGATGGTCTTCTATCTCTTGCATCCAGCCTTTATACACCTTCTTCATTACCCAGTCATTATCTTCTTCAGTAATATCAGGCTTACACTTCTTGCAAAACACCACTCTCATCTTAGACCCATCATTCATGTCATACTTAATAGTATCATAATAGTTTGTTATGAAAGTTCGTTCAACACCGTCAACCATTTTCTTACCTATAAGTTTTGTCCCACACTTAATGCAATGTCCATACTTATCAAAATCAATAGTCATGTCAACTCCACTTTCTTTTGTGTTCCTGCGATATTCTTAATTAAGTAAAACTTATTGTCATCAGTATCTTTCCAGTATGCCTCTTCACTTGTACCTATGGTTGGCTCAGCACTCTGTTGATATGTCTTTGGAGTTCTCAATATATACTCAAAGATGTTAACCAAATCCTTGTCTACCTGTACAGCATAATCCTGGATATTAGCTGTATTACCCGAATACTTTGATAGTTTACCTGGCTTCTGCATAGTTACACCTGTGTTTCAAGATGAGCATAAGAGCCAAACCCATCTATTTGGAATGTTTCATCTAATGTATTATTCTCAAACTTGAATCTTACAACACGACCTCTACCGATTAGATCTTTACGTCTAACATTACCACCTGACTTAGCGTATGTAGCAGTGCCGTATAAGCCCACACCATACACATCACCAGAAGTGGATATATCCATACTGAGAGAATACTCATCTGATTCCTCAAAATCATAGGAATAGGCAAAGGAAACTGTAGAGCTGGATATCTGGTAGTATATATATACACTAGCAATACCTTTCTGGTCACAGATATCTCCGTAATGTTTCCAGTTAGTATAGTAATAAGACTCTACAGCTGTTTCAACACCAAGAGGATTATCGTTATACCCTGTATCCATACGATATACAAACCCATCGTAATCACCAAAGTATAATCTTTCTTCTCGATCACTAATAAAGAATGTTGACATAGAAGCTATTTCCCATTCGTCATCCTTACCATTATAAATACTAAACGAGTTATTGAAATAATCCCATATGACTATACGGTTATTGTTCGTTGCACCACTTGCTGGGACTGCAACCATATATCGTGTCTTTGTCTTCTGGACTAACGACACAGCTTGATTAAACTTCTGTACATTATAACCATTGAATGTATCATTAATCTTATCACTTATTTTCTGGGCGTTATTTCCATCATAGTAGTATAAACCATCATATGAGAGGAATACATGTCCGTTAAGGGCATCCTGGATAGAATATGGGGCTATACAGCCTACTGCTGAGGCTGACTTACCACCACCCGGGAGAATAAATGGGATGTCTGCATCACCTGTGAAGAAAACATTGTAGATAGAGCGAGACTTGTAGACAACTAATCTATCAGCGAGAACCTTAAGCCCAGTGATTTCTTGCCCATCATTCTTTGATATATCTATAAAGTTTGTAACAGTCCAAGAAGAGTCTACATTCAGGTCAGACCAGTATATACGTGAGGCATGACGTGTGCCAGATACAGCTACATTACCGAGGAAGAGATAGTTGTTGAATTGTTTAACGAACTTAGCATCTGTGAGACCTGTAGGAACTGTTAATGCACTTGCATCACCTGTCCCTGTCCACTTAAATGGTGGATCTTCATTGTTTGTTACATAGACTGTATTGAGCCAGTTATCAAAACTACAGAAGTTATCTGCCGTGATTGTTAGACCACCAGTTATATCATCCCATGTACCGTCTAGATCATCCATCTTCCACATCTTACCATCAGCTATATTGATAGCACTCGTCTTTGCCGAGCCACCTGAATTGAACTCAAACCAGAATAGACCATCAGAATTAGGACTGCCAGATATAGCTGTAGAATTGAGTGTGTCGTAACCATTACGTTTAAGGATAGAGCCGAACTTATCAAAGTCTACGTTTTGCAGATCTGATGATTCGTTGTTATTTAGTTTGAGCGGTCCAGCAGAAGAGTTTAATCCACCGCTTAGTAGCACGTCACTTACTGGTACAGATTGAGAAGCGAACTTTAAGTCAGTAGCCATTAATTATCTCCTCACTGTCGGACCATATGATCCACCCATTTGTCTGTATGAAAGATTAGAATGTATTAATGAATCACCTGTATTAGATGAGTTAGGTCGCTGTAAAGATGGGAACCAATCAATTTTGTCTGCGTCTAGAGATTTGAGAGATTTCAGTTCTGTCTTGTATAACCCAAACCATTTGTCTCCTTCTTTTTGGCTGTTCTCATACTTTATCTTTGCAACTGAAAGAGATATGATCGCCTCATCAAAGTTTTCGCCTAGTTCATGTACATCATCATCATTAACCAGTCTATACACATCCTTGTAGTACTGTATGTTGATATCAAATACACTGTTAGGTAACGGAAACAGTTTCATCTTGCTGTATAATATCCCAGTTGTTGTGTATCCTACCGGTAAGACAGCTATTGTAGCTTTTGCTGAGTTCATTGTGAGTGTTACACGCCCAGTTGTACTTGAATCTTTAACTACTCGTTCAACATAAGTGAATTGCTTTGTTCCAGTAGAATCTGTAGTACCGTTACATGTAACCTGTTCATAATCTGGGTATCCTGAAACCGTACCAAAGACTGTAATGTTCTGTGTTGTGTCACTTGCACTAGAAGATGCTAAGGTTATGATAGACGCTTCTAATGGCTGTTGCAACACCATGTTCTCACCCCACATCCGATAATGTGTTGGTGTACCAGTGTTAGTATTCTCTATGCCGTGTTCAAAGAAGGTTTGATCTGGGATATAAGCCATCTTGTATGGATAACCATAATCTCTGTGCCATGCAAACATACGGTGAGATGCTTGGATAGGTAGGTTGTACTCTTCCTGAGGCATGATTGTATACGAAGCATCTGTAGCTGTTGTACCATCAAATGCTATGTCTAGTGTACCAGTTGTTTCACCAGTTATTGTTTCTATTTTATAGTATTTTGTTGACCCACCAAACTTTATGTAACGACCGATCTGTATACCGTCTGTAAGGAATGTCGCACCTGTAACAGTAAAGGCTTTAGATTCATCTGTTACAGCAGCTGCTCCAGTCCCTTCAGTATAGGATGTAACGGTTGTAACAGTATCAATCTTACGTGTTACTCGCCAAGGTGCTGCACGATTTATTGTGAATAATGAGGAGTTAATAGAGTTCTTTACAGCTGTATCATATGTTGTACCAGACTGGTCTCGTACCGCTCTACGTTTCACCTCATCTTGTAATCCTGAAAATATCATAGTCAATCTCCTTTATACTTGTAGCGATACTTCTTTAACTCTCGTCTTAACCTCAGTATATCTCTTAATTGCTCACGAGTAATGTTGTGTTTCTTCATCAATCCAT